GTCCGTTAGGATTATCTTGATTTAAATCATAGAAGTTCATAAGTTGCAACGCTTTAGTCCATTCGGTTTCACAACGTTTCTGTGCAAACTCATAGTTTTGCATATCAACCTCGTTCATGTTAGATACGTCAGTTACTAGGCTTTCATAGAAAACTAAGATAGCCCCAAACGTATCCAATCGAATTAGTGTCTGATCATTTTTGATGAGCAAACTTGGATTAAAACTTGATATCAATTGTCCATTAGGCAGATTCGCATAATAGTAAGCACCAAGAACGGTGTCGCAGTATTTCTGCCACCATCCAAATTCTAACTTGTAAAGCCACTCTTGTGAACCGACTTTAAAGTATGGAGCCCAATCAACGTTCAATGCTGCCGCTCTACGCTCCGCTGCCGGATCGTAAAAGGCAATATCTGCTACTGTTGCATTTGAGATTCTTTGATATGGTACTGACATATTATATTTTTCCTAGACAATTGAGAGAGTGTTGCCACTCTCTCATTTCAATATTAGGCCTGTTGAATGTTGATTGCGCCACCACGACGTAAGTCACCAACGCCAGAACCGAAGTATCCAACACCAGTCAACCAAATTTGTAGACCACCAGGAACTTCACCTGACTTCAACTGCAATCCTTCTTTCATAACAGTGAACAATGCACTGTCACCGAAGTATGCACCGACTAGTACGTTTTGACCAGCGGAACCAAATACAGTACGTGTTGTTGCTTGCAAGAATGTAGTGAACATAACCATACAGCCATATACAGACTCGATACGACCTGTTGCTAGCAATTCGTTACCCAATGCAGATAGGTTACTACCACCTGATTGAGAAACAGCGCCACCAGTCAATTCAGCAAGAAGACGATTCAATGAAGAACCATTCTGACCTGCTGGAGTTGCTGTAACTGTTGCGGCATCACCGTTACTGTCAAGAACGATAACTGGAGTACCAGGCATACGTGCGACTTTAAAGTTTTGCTTAACGTTACGAATTGTTTGCAATACGCTGTTAGCAGTAAAGCCTTGTGTTTGTGTTCCACCAGTCCAACCAGCCGCGGTCAATTCCATAGCGCCTAATTCTAAGACACGTGGGAATCCGTCAGCAGGAGTTGCTGTGTAGAATGTGTTGCCTGGAGTTGCTTTGAAAGACAAGAATGCCTTAGTAACACGCTGATCAACTTTTTCAGCGAATGACTCACCCAATTCAGCGCCAAGAGTAGCAGCCAATTGGAATGAAGTTGTCCATCCGTAGAAGATGTCGAATGCTGTTTGTGCAACTGCTGGAGTAGCAGTGATAGAACCTTGACCCAATGCAGGGTTCTGAACAACAGCGTTACCTGTACCATATGTACCACCAGTGCCGTTAGCATTGTAGTCTTGATATGTGATTGGTGCGAAGTTAGGAACTAAGAACTCATTACCTTGTGTAGGGGTAACAACGTTAGTCATTGTAACTAGACCAGTAGATTCGTGCATTGCACGTAATGCGAAGTTTGAAATTGCTTTAGTGAAGCCGTCTGCTTCATTATTTGCACCGCCGAGAACGTAAGCCATGATATTTTCCTTTAATTAAAATTTGTTGGCAATCAGAGTACTTTACGACTTGAACTTGCGACTGACGCTGTTACACCTAGACCTTTGAGTCCTACTTTTTTACCAAATCCATTCTTGCTTGCCCATGCATTAAATGCCGCGGGGTCACGTGAATAATCTGGTATAGACTCGTCTACTGCACCAGTGAAAGATCCCATGCCAGGTCTTAAACCAGATCCAGAATTTAGTTGACTCTGCTTTAGAAGTTTAGGATTACCCTGTGAAACTTCTGTAACTAAACCCTGAATTGTAAGTGGCATACCATCACTACCATAACGCTCTTGACCTTTGTTGTTTACGATTGCGTAAGTGCCGTCTTGATTCCATTGAATGTTTGACTTGACTTTCGTTAATGCGTAGTCCATAAGGTCTATATCGAATCTATCGCCCATTGCCCTCTGAATATCAGAATCAAGTTCCTTCTCACGTAGTCTTTGTTCCTTTACGGACAAATCGTTTTGAAGTTTTTGAAACTGCTCATGAAGGTCATTTGTCGTGACTCTACCAGGTTGTTGCGGTTGTCTAGTATCCACCATAGGCTGTGCGGAGCCACCGGAGTTTTGAGCCCCTACTCTAGCCATGTATGCTAATGCATCTTCAACGCTTTGGAATTGTGTTCCGCTTGCGTTTGATAATGCGTTTAGCAAACTCTGAGTCGTGCTTTTACGAATAGCACCAGGGTTAACGTTTTGCTCACTATTTTCCTGACTTACATCAGCCTGAATAGCACCAGGGGCTTGGTCGTTGCCAACGAAATTTGAATTTTGATCCATTATTAATTAGTTCCTTAGTTATAACGTAACAAACGAGTTTGTATAAAGTATTTATACTTTGGTTGCTAATATATAAATTAGCGACCGGTATTCATTGTGTTCAACAAGATTGGGGCTACTTGTTGCACGTATGGAGTAACACCAAGTTGTGTGATAGGAGTGCCGGCACCACCTAGGATGCTTGAATTGTTACCATTCTCAGCAACGCCATCACCATTGTCTGTTTGTTGTTCATCTTCTTCTTCACCAAACATCTCATGTTCTGGTATCATGCTTGGTGCCAAGTCACGACTGTTAATCTGTTCATTGTTATCAGTCATTAGTGTTTTAAATTCACCTGCAGGTAATGTTTGAATGTAAGCATTCTCATACTCAGGAATATCTTCTGCTGGTGCAAGCATAGCAATGATTTCTTTAGTGATAAGACCTTGTACGATTTCATTATCGCCCGCAAATTCTTTAGCGGATCTAATCAATGCCATTCTGTAGTTTGTATCGTGTGCTTCATAGTCAGTGTTGTAGTGTACTTCACCTGCCCAACGAACGTTCATAAAACGTGCGACAAATGTAAAGATCATTTCTTCAGTGACTTCCATTAGTCTTGCTTTGGCTTTTGCTAATCTGTGCAATTGCTTGCGTTCTTCAATGATAGCAACGCCGCTTGCTAATTGGTTCTTAGTATTCCTTAGTCCACCTAAGCCCGTAAGTGCTTCAATCTGTTCAAGGATATCTTGTTGCGTTCTAATGATTGCATCAACATCTCCGGTGTCAATAGGGATTGCTTCTACTTGTCCCTCTGACGCTCTCACGATTGCTCCCGCGTGAACTGGAATACTAATACCTTTATCAGCACGAATGATAGTGTGTGCGAATTGAAGTGCTGTGTACTTTTCGCATTCTAATTTGTAATGTTCTTTCTGAGCATCCGTTGCTGAATCGATATCGCTAACACCAAAATCAATTGTTCTAGGATCTCTACGACCATATGCAATAAAGACTGGGATACTCATGCCAGGTGGATATACACCTTCGCCTGTAAGTTCAGCATCATGATTTAATTTACCAGGTCCTTTTTCGACCTCATAACTACGCCAGTAACTTGGCGTGTTAGCATCACCAAGATGATAGCACTTGATGTAGTAACAATCTTCTTCTTCCATTTCTTTAATCTTAACGTACTTGAGCATGGGCTTGCCACCGTAGTAATCAAACTCCCAATCCCAAACGTCTAATGGATTAATTGCACAAACATATGGTCTACCTAAACTACCTTCACCTTGTTGTGGCATGTCAACGCCAACCCAGCAATGTCCATAGATACTTGTAAGATCACCAATACCTTCCATGAAACTTGTAAGAGTACGATTGTTTAAATCTGCATCTAACAAGAATAAGTCTGCCCACTCTGTGCTCTTAGGATTAAGATATGCACCTTGTGGTGTGCAGAATTGTATGTTTCGTTTGACTCCTGGCTCAAACAATACATCATTGATAGTGTCAACAATGTAGCGACAAATAGGTTGTGCAACAGTGTTTGATACTAGATCATTCCACAGTGTTGAGTCTTCGCTAGGTCTTTTCTTACGTACCATCATTTTAAATGGTAGTCCCCCAAGATATGCTGTTTGATACGTTAACATCTGCATGTAGATGCTGTCATATACGGAGTTCTTTTTTAGTAGGTCTGAGTTCTTCATTAGTATAGTCTCACAATTAGGGATTTAACCATATGGTGCATATTATATTTATGCTTATGGCTTAAGTTTACAGTTATTCATATGCCAACGAGCATGTGTAGTCACTGAGCCTTCTACGCCACAGTGAGGGCAAACAATCTGTTTATGCGGGCCCGTACGTCTAGGTGTTCTGTTATGTCTGTCGTTAGCAATCATATTCTCTACAATATTCTGTCGAGAAGCAGAGTATAAGTGATCTGGATTAACACAAGTATAGTTGTAGCATGTATGTCCTATTTCAACACCGTTTGGTATTGATGTATTATGATGTTGTTCATAACTTACACGATGTGTTAACTTCATGCGACTACCGTCACGAATGAAGCCATATCCTACATTGTTAGTAGCACCTTGCCACTCCCAACAATCATTGTCTTGTACAATTATTCTACTGAACAACCTTTTATCTACTGGTTCAAATTTGCCTTTTGTCATATGTATTTAACTCCATACCATGTGATCTTCTTGTTGATCACCATTCATAATCTCTTCCCATGTTGGTCCACCGGGATAGAGAGGACTATCTGGCATATGCTCAGTACCAGGTCTGTTGCGATTCTGTAGTCTAGGATCCATACCCACGTACTCTGCAAGACCTGATGACTCATGCGTGATTGGGAACAGA